CGCGGGCAGGGTATGCGGCATTAGGGTGATCAGGTTGCCACGGTCGTCGGTGGCCTGTGTGATCTGGATGCAGAGATCTTCCAGGGACGCCTCGCTCAGATCAGCCGCAACAGCGAGCTTGTTGCTGAAGGTGCCGCCCTGGGTCGTCGGGTGATCCGTCGCCAGCATGGTCTTGCCGTCGGCCCAGAGGTAACTGCCGTTGGTTGCCCGGTTGAAGACGGCCGCGGAGACCCTTTCCTTGGTCTGCCGGAAGGCGCGAGCATTGCTGCGAGCACGATTCGCCGAGACTTCCATGTAGAGGTTGTCCTGCATCTCTTCATGCGTGACGATGTAGCCGAGTGCATAGGCCACATTCACCATGCGGGTGACGAAGCCCTGCGTCTCGCTGTCATAGACAGCGGGAGCACCCTGAGCCTTGACCGGGGCCAAGCCGAAGCCGGACACCTGCACGAACTCTTCGTAAGCCTTGTCGCTGCTGTCGACGTCGAACAGATCGACGTATTCGGGAGTGTGTTCATCGTAAGCCTGTCCCCAGATTCCCTTGATTCCGGGCCAGAGCAGCTTGGGGTGATTCGAGGTGCCGATAACGCCAGCCATTGTAATTCTCCTTGATGTTGGTTAAAGGTTAGACGCCGGCTGTCGCACCACCAGCAGAACTGGTGTTCAACATGACCCAGATCCAGGCATTGGTGCCGGGCGAAGTGAGATCGTTGTCGATCCGCTCCGGGGCACCAACGATCTTGATCGGCAAGGCGGCAGTAGTCGTGGCACTGGCCCCGTCGATAATCGTCTTGCAGTTCGGGGATGTAGCCGTCGGCGCAGCACCAACCGCAAGGCCGGTGTTCTTATTGAAAGCACTGGAAGCAATGGTGTTGGTCTGGGCCTCGTAAATCATATGCGGGTCATCGCAGACATAGACGTAGTAGTCTTTCGACTTCGTCGCCGGAATGATCATGAGCCCGAGGTCGTCGGGATCACCACCAACAGGCTGACCGCCACCGCTACCAGCGCTGGAGGCAAAACCAACAATGACGCCGCGAGCATTGCCGCTCGTAGCAGTTGCACCACGCGTACCAAAGATGGCGACATCGGAAACACCAGTCTTGACGTCACCACCAGCTACTTCGGTGACAACATCACCAATGCTGTAGGCGACCGCGTCGGTGCTGGGAATGCGGTACATACGGGTTTGACCGTTGAAAGGCGCTCCGCTCACAGTGTGCGAAGGCCGGAGCCCGAAGGGGGCAGCAGCGTTAGCCATAAAATAAAACTCCTAGTTAGGTTCGGTTCGTGTTGAGCTTGATGCCGCCGTTGTAGCGGTTCTCGCCCGGTTCTTCAAGCAGCGTGCCGCGCTTGATGGCTTTTTCGAACTGGTCGTCGATTGCCGCCAGCTGTTTCTTGTCTTCCTCATGCCACTCCTGTTTGATCTTCAGTAGATAGGCGTAGAGGGGCGAGCCGTCTTTGTTTGTTCCGACAAGCCGCTTCACTTGAGACCCGTCGCGAGTCTCACCGATTTCTCTGGGAGTTACGAATTCGTACCCGCCGGCTTGAGCCTGCTCCAGTTGTCCGCCGGTATCATTGCACCAGTAAAGGTGGTGTCCGGGAACTTCCAGGGTAATGCCCAGCTTGGTCTGCGGGACGCCGAAGGGGACGCGTTGGGTACGCTTTGGCCGGTCACACTCGGCCCGAACTTGTGACGTTACTTGAGGGGTGCTCATGCTGCTTCATCTCCGAAATAGTCTCTAACGTAAGCTTCCTTAGTGAGAAAGCCCTTCTTGACAAAACCGTCGCAGGCTGCACGAGCATCTGCTGGCAAATCGGCGTAGGTTTTGCCGCGTGTTCGATTGCCTGGGCGGGAGTCGTCTCCACCAGTGACCGCATTCGGGCGAGCGCGCTCAGGATTCCGGAACAGTTCCGGATGATTAGTCTGGACGATGTGCTTCACCTTGTTCAGGAAAGCGGGCCCAAGCAGGCCGGGTTCTTGCTGCTTCAGCTCTTCCGCGTAGTCGTGGGTGAGGGAGCGCAGAACTCGGTTCTCCTTATACCAGGGATTCTGGTCGACCCAGGCAACGAAGGCAGGATCGGGAGCAGAGGGGTCTCGCGGAGCAGGGGCTCGCGGCGCAAGCTTCGTCTTCGCGGCAGCTTCCTGCAAATCATCCAGTTGCTCCTCGATCTGCACTACCCGCTCACCATCCGACTCCCGAAGAGCAGCTTTACGTTCCTCTTTGAGATTCGCGATTGCTCGACTGTAGGCCCGAGCCTCGGTCTCCTGATGGTACGCCGCAAATTCCTGGATGCTGGACTCAAGAGCCGCAATGCGCTGATCCCGTACCGAGAGTTCCGTGCGCAGCTTGTCGAAGTCCTTGCGCAAGAATCCGTTGATCTGCTTGCCCTTCTCCAGAAACGCTTCTGCATCACGCCAGCGATCGGGGTCTCCCTTGAATTCTTCCAGCGGCTTCCACCCGAACATACGGGCTTCGGTCTCTGCAGCCGACGACTGCTGTTCAGGGGCTTCTTGTTCGGTGCTCATTCACTTGTCTCCAGAATAGCCTTAACATCAAGGTCATTGATCAGGCGGTATGTCTTACCGTCTTTTCCCTGGCAGATCGTACCAGCATACTTGGCGAAAACCACCTTATCGCCGACTTGACACCAGGGAACTGGCTGGTCGGAATAAGCGGTGTTGCCGAGCGCAACCACCTCTGCCTCTGTCTGGGCCATAGACTCCCGCTGGCTCTGCGTGGCGGTTGCCAGCACGATGCCTGAGCGGGTCGTGACCTCTACCTCAACCGGAAGGACCAGCAACATGTGGCCTGTCGGTCGGATACCTATCTTCATTCACTATCTCCTGTGAGTGTTTCAAAATCCAGCCCGAGAATGTCAGTGATCATCTGGGCCTTACCTATGTTGGAAGCGTTCATCTGGGCTGTTTCGTCAACAGTGCTTGAGGTGAAGTTACCCGACACCCATTGCTGCTTCAGATCCTCCAGAAATTGCTCCAAGCGCTTGTGATACTGGACTGTCACTGGATGCATCTTCCAGTCCGCCCATTCCTGTTCCGTTATCTCTGGGTTCCGACTCATTCGAGTCCTTTCCTAGTTGGATACTGCGTTGAAGAATGGCAGCGGCCTTGAGGAGAGTCTCCTGTTTGGCGCGAGCTGCCCCGATTTGCGCGTTGATGATCGCTAGTTGCTGATTCGTGCGAGCATTTTGCGCCTGTTGACTGATAGCAAGCGTCTCCGCCTGCAATTTGGCGATCTTGGCTTGGTTGAGGTCGGCCTCACCGAGAAGCTTGAGGGCCTCGAGCTGGATATTTCCGCGCTGTTCAGCAGCTTTGGCTTCTGAACGCATCTGTTCAATCTGGATGCGGTAGTGGGGCTGTGCAGGAACCTTCTCCGGTCCAGGAAACACCACATTCACGTCCGGAATCCGCAGGGCCTCAAGGAATCTTCGCTCCACAGCAGCTAGATCGTAGCCCTGGGTTGTTGCTGCGGACTGCTTGAGGAGCTGAACTTGCTGCAAACGCTGAGCATCGGTGAGCATGTTGGGATCTGCGACCGGACAAACGATTTTTTCGCTGGGCGCATAGTCCTGAGCCAGCACTTTGCGGGCCGAGCCGGTGAGCGGGCTGTAGTATTCGACCTCACTATCCAGAAACCGGCGATTGAGGATGTATCGCTTCTGGAATTCCTTCTTCATCGAGCGGTAAAGACGCTTCAGAATCCCAAGGAAGACCTTTTGACCCTCAGCTACTACCGTGCGAGTGGTCTCAGCAGGGGTATTCTGGCCTGGATTGATGCCAACCTGGGCATCAGTCACACCAGCAACCCGCTCCCCGTAGTTGATGAGGAGCTGAAGGAGCTGGAACAGTACCATTGAGGGCTCTTTGAAGGTAGCTGGAACAATGCTCTTGCGGAGATCGTCACCAGTTGCATCCACCCTGACCCACTCGAAGGGCTTAAGGGCTATGTTTCCTGAGCGCAGACGGGCTCCACGACCGAGGAAACCGCCGCCTGTGGTGGCCAGGGTGCCGGCGTCGATGAGCTGGTTGATAGCGGTATTGATCGACTCGTTGAGCGGGCCGAGCAGACATCCCCAACCAAGGTCGTAGATGCCACCATCTGGAGACGGGATGAAGGAATACTTCTCGTAGTAGTGGGTCGGTTCTATGGAGACCACCTGCTTCCGACTATTCCGATGAACTCCCGTCGAAACGAAGCGAGCTACGATGCGGCAGAGCTGTCTAGTGTCTTTCCGCACCGTGATGATGTAGGGTTCCTTGTAACCATCCCCGTCCAGGTCGAGCCAGCCGTGCTGCTCCAGCAGTTCGTAGGGACGATCGTGATCCTGGGCAGGTTTCGTCTGGCCTTGAATTTGGTCTTGCGCCTGTTCGAGCTGATTCGTGGAACCCTCGACTGTCGGGAGACTGTCGGCTACGTCCTGCAGATACAGGTCCGACCGAACCCGCTGGATCATTTTGTTCGGGCTGAGCTCGATGCACTCCGTGATGCGGGAGGCGGTTTCCAGGCTAGAGGCAAAGTAGGGAATATACAGATCCTTCGCCGGAACAAAAGCGCTGACGTTTCTCCCCAACTCCGAGTCGAAGTAGATCTTCTTGAAAGCGCAGCCGATGATTGGTACAGTGATCAGAACACGATCATGAACTTCTTCCCAGGCTTCGTCCTCTTCCAGCACCTGATAGCTCATGTGATCCGCGATGCGACTGGCTCGTTGGGCCTCCATCCCCTCTGGGTCTGTACCATAAACCTTGCACTTCACAACGTCTGGCCCAGGCA